AGGATAAAAAAGTTTTTCATCTTATGCTTCTCGCTGATAATGGCTCAATTGTTAATGGTGATATGCAGTCAGAAACACCCAAATATATTGGTTTCTTTTTCCATTCTCTGGGCGTTGGTTTCAGAAACACGCCCATTATGCTTACCCAGCAGGGGCATGATTTAGCTAACGCCCTGAGAAAAAAACCAATCCTTGAAAGAATCAAAAAGGAGTTTACAGACGCGCCATTTGATCTAATCAAAGAAGTTACCAAATCAATGTTAACCAGGTTCGTCAAAGAACGTATTGGGATTGACTA